TATGTTATACTGAGTTAAAACCTTCTTTGTAATAGGTCTGTATAGAATAGACATAATCTTCTTCCAATTATCGTTGATAGAGATTGTATCATACTTTGTAATGTCCAAATATGCACCATATGAAATCTTAGATAGGTTTGGCTCAAATCCAAATTCCTTATCCCCAATCTTTATTATCCTTTGTAGAGGTAAATCAGTCTTACCAATAAACTCCATCAAATCCACTTTAATCTCACCATACATATCCGATGGTAATTGCCCAATGTAATCCGTTGGAACTTTGCAGAAATGGTGTAGTAAACAAGCCATATACCCAGCTTCTTCTTCTCCATAGATTTCCAAATCCTTTTGGAATCGGAGGTATTCTCTCAAAGTGATTGCTGACCAATCCTTTGGAACTGTTATCTTTAATTCTTTCGTTGCCATAACTTTACAAAGTGTGAATCAACACCATTACCATCAGTATAGATTTCGGTGTGTGTTTTGTTTATATGAGAGAAAAGTAAATCTTGCTTCTCCTTACCTAAAAAGTTGTGGAACTCACCAACTATATATCCGATAGTAGATAGTTCAGCATTCATCAAGAAAGGATACTCTGCTCCTTCACAATCTATTTTAAGTAAACCAACTTCTCTACCTTTAACCAAATCATCAAAAGAGATAGTAGATACTTCTTCGTATTCACCTCTCCATCCGTGATTGTTATCCGTATTTAGGTATTGGGTTGTTCCAAAGTTACCTGAAAGGGTATCACCACCATCGTTGTAATAATTTTGTAATTGTAGGATATCATCTGATGTGTGATATACTGCTCTTTGTATAGGAGTGATTGGTGTGTTGGTTTTGATTTGTTCACAATTATATGTGGATGGTTCTACCATTTCCCAATTATCAGATATAAATCTCCAAGCTCTATAAAACCCTCCTACATTTGCTCCGATGTCCAACACTAAATCCTCTTTGCTAATCTTTACAAGATGTATAGGATAAGACCTACATTCTCCCGTTACAATATCTAACCAATTCGCTGGTTGATTACTTGCTACTAATATATCTACTTTCATTTTAATTTATATCTATTTTCTTTGGTTTGTATTCTGCGATTCGGTATTGTTCTGGATTGATTAAATCAGAAGATGCTACAATCTCAGTTTGGATTACTTCTAAGTTACCCAATGTAGAGTCTTGCTTTATTTCTTCTAATTTCTTATGTAAAGAGTTTCTTTGATGGATTACCGCAAGGAGATTAGATTTTAATTCCTTACTCTCTTCTATCAATTTATTTAGTTCTCTTTCTAAATGGGATGCCCATCTAGCCAATTCAACATAATCGTTTTCAGTTACTTCAACTCCGTTTATATTCATAATCTATCTAATTGATATGGCATATGTGCCATAGTTCTTCTTTTTGTTTGATAACATCCAACTACCCACATATCTACAAGCATCAATTGCGTGGTTCATCGTATCAATGGGCTCATTCAATAGGTTATCGTTTTTATCTTTCTTCCACACATAAGAATACATTTCATCAATCAAATTTGTTGAACTCTTTGTTATGTGTATTTTGTGTTGCTTTAGGGTATCAATACCAGCCATAATAGAATCAGGTCCTTTGAGTGCTGGTTTAATGTTGATTCCACCACTTCTGAATATCTCTTCTATCAAACGTGGGTCTGATGAATCTGCTATTACTTCTTTTCTTCCGAATAGGTTATATGCTGCTCTGATAAAGTTTGCGATTTGATTTGCTAATAGATTCTTCTCATAACATATCTCATCATATAAAATACCTTCGTCAAACCTCCAAAGAGCAATGATTGCGGTTGGGTCATTCGTAAAACCAAAGTCAACTCCATATCCCAATAGTTCAGCAGTTTCAGGTATGTAATCTACAATGTTAACATTATCAAATACCAATCCTTCTACCATACCTTCTAATCCTAATCCGTATGTCTTCCAATACGATGGTGAGGTATCTTTTAATCTTTCAATCTCTTTAACGATATCATCTTCCAAAAACGGATTATCCATATATGTGGAGATGTAGCGTGTTGCTTCGGGGTGTGTAAGCATTTGAGTATATATCCAATGGTTTGTTGGAAACGATGGGTTGTATGCTACTATGGTTTTGTTTGTAGTTCTAATAAAGAGCTGGAACATATCATCCCATGACAATTCATTTGCTTCATCAACAAAAAGATAATCTCTCTTTGTTCCTTTTCTTCTTTCACCATCCTGAACTGATAAGAATTCTATGGTTGAACCATTAGCGAATGTATATTGATTTTCTGAAGCATACCAACGATTTTCATCCCATATATCCAATCCCTTCATAATAGAACGAAAGTCTCTTAGAGTTGAGATACGGAGGGATGGAAAGGATTTACGAACAATGGATATAGAGGTATCAGCTTCTTCCAAAGCTTTAACCACTAAATACTGAACGGCTGAATAAGATTTACCACTACGAGTTCCCCCCTGCAGTATTACAATTCTCCCACCATTAAGAATATCCGTAAATGTTCTACTTGTCTTTATCTTTATCTCCATCTTCTACCTTTGGATATAACGGTTTACCATCTCCTCCCATTAATGTTGGATTTTTTAAATCTTTAAGAGTATCCGTATCTCTTTGTATAACTTCAATTTGTAGTTTCTCTACTTTTGCATTTACTTCTGCATCTACTTTCATATCAATTGATTTTAATTTGGGAACTACATACTCCAATAACTTCAAATAAATCTCAGCTGCTTTGATTGGATTTTCTTTTCTTATCTTATCTATATCTTCCGTAATATTGTCCAACCCTTTGTTTGCTAATCTTGCAAGCGTGAGTTTAGCTTGCTCCGTAGAACGATTGATTGCTCCCTTTGGTCTTCCCTTACCTAAATTATGTCCTTTTTCAAATGGCATAGTATTATCCTATATTATTTAAATATATAACAAAGGTATGTGTATTAGTATTCAATGTATATATATGTATATATTATAGTAGTGTTTTCCACTCCTCTTTTACACCTTCGTTACTAAAGATTTCTTTAGTAAATAGGTTTAGTATTTCCCCATCTGATTCTTCATACATACCTGTCTCATTAATAATAGTAAAGTGTGTATGAACTATAGCAGGTAAACGAACTTTATTTGTTTTATCCAAATACAAAGCAAATTCTAAGAACTTCTTTTGTCTTTCACTTATGTTTTTCATTTATTAGATAATAATTTATTGAATTCATCCCAAAGGTCTTCCGTTTCCCAATTACTTTTTTTAATCTTTAAGTATTTTCTTAATTCTGAATGCTTTGGATAGGGTTTTGTTTTGCCTATGTAATTCTTTCTTGCTTTATGGTTTAAGAAATAGAAGTATCTGAATTGTCCACCAACCACTCTATATAGGGGAGTTCCTAAATGCTCTTCTAATGTTTTTCGTTTAGTATCTCCATACAATAGGTGTAGTTTAACTCCGTGATAACGATTACCATCTTTGTCATACCAAATTCCACCTCTATGATTGTATCCACTATACACCCAATTAGATGCCTGATATATTGTTCCCACTTTGCCTTCTGCCCCATCTGCAAATGAAACCAACCATTGGATTTTAGGATTGTGTTTCTTTACCCACTTAATCATAAGAGAAAGGATGTGTGATTCTGAGTTCTTTCCTAACTCATCACCTACCCATAATCGGTTTAGTTCTAAGAATTCGTTAGTGTTTGTTCCCTTTACCCAATCTTTTGTTTTAGATGGGTTAACACCTGTCCCTAACTGAATTACACCACATAATCCATAATCTTTATGAAATACACCTAATGTATATTTTGTTCCTGCATTTACAGTCCCACTATAGTGATTATTTTTTATTATAGTATTACCTATAGTTCTATTAATCTTGTCCAACCATATGTCATTCTTCATCATCAGTAACAAACTTCCATTTAAAACCTTTGTAAGAATCGTATCTACCAGTGCAACATGCTATTACGGATGCTATCTGTCCATCACTCCACCCATACTCATTCTTAATTGCTTCAACATTTGCATAGGTATCTAATACTTCATCCGTATCCTTGTCCAACTTTTCAATAGGTCTCTTTCTATAAAACCCATGTGAGTATTTGTATTTACCTTCTGCTCTTAATTGGTCTCTTTCCTTTCGGACTTCAGCATGCAAAAAGATATTTTCACCTGAGAATACACTCATCCAATTTCTTCCGTAATGTTCTTTTGCTAATTCTATAATATAATCCAAACCTTTGGATTGAATCTCATCTAATCTCTCCTTATTGATTCTTTTGATTTCTGCAACTTCTTCATCGGTTACCTTTGTTCTTGGTCTACCTACCCTCTTCTTCATTTTTCTGAAACGGATTATCTAATTTGTTTTTTAAGTGTTCTCTTATTTTTCTCACGTTTAAGAATGTAGTGCTTTTTGATACTCCTATCTTTGATGATAAGCTTTCTAATGTATCTTCCGAAAACCAATATAAACTTGCTAATTTTGCTGATGCCCATGCTTTAGTTCCTTCTAATCTTTTTAGTTCTGCTATTAATTCATCATAGGTTCTTTGTATTCTTAAATCTTCTTCTATGTTGTATTCTTCTTCGGTTGTCTCAACATCTGAACCTTCCACAAACCTATTCTTTATTTTAACTCTATTTATCCATCTTGTCATAATAAATGAACGGCAATACTGAAGATTGAATGTATCCTCATACCATATTGCTTCATTTCCTTTCTCTAATAGGTAAACATAAAGTTCAGAGAGTAAATCATCACTTTCATCATTGTCCTTCGTTATATTAAAGGCAACTTGCTCAAGCCATGTTCTATGTTTGAGGTGTAATAGTTCTACTCGTTTAGTGTTCTCATCCATTTACTTTTTGGACAAACTCTTTGATGGTGGTGAATGCACGCAACCAATGCTTTCCTGATGAACCACACATACAGGGTTGAGGTTCTTTTGTATTAGTAATCTTTAAGTGTAGATACCATACAGTTCCTGCTAAGTCTGTAGGGATTCTATCCTTAACTACTTTTACAATATTCAATGCCTCTTCCCATTCGTTTTCTAACAAAGGTGAAAAATCTATTTTCTTTTTTCTTCCCATAACTTAAAATAATTTAATGTCTTTTTTGCATTTAAAGAAATCATTAATCTTTCTTTGTCTTTCTGAACATCCACAATCTTCAAATCCAAAGAAGTTTGCTACCTTAACTGCTATTCTTTTACCGAACCCTATGGTGAGGTAATGAATAATTCTTTCTAACCAATCACCTACGCACATTTTGTTTTCTTTCTTTGTTTAGGTTTATCTACCCTGTGCCATTTTAGCACATTCTCTTTATGTGTCAACAATTGTAAATTCTCTAATCTATTATCTTTCTTATCATTGTTGATATGGTCAACCACATATCCTTCTGGAATTGGACCAACAAAGTTTTCCCAAACCAATCTATGCGTTCTAAAATAAGTTTTGTTTTCTACACCTGATTGATTATACATTCCAACATTTAGATAACCTGATGGATGTTTATCCCAAAGTTTTAATTTATACAATTCACATTTAGGATTGTGTCTAGCAGAAAAGCGTGTTGAATAAAAATTTCCTTTATTACTTACCCAATAATCAGGGAAATCTTCTATGTTTTTTATTTCTTCTTTTATCATATCATACATCTTTTAGGTATTGGGGGAGGTTTCCCTCCCCCTCAGTAAAGTAAAAATACCTATAGAGATAATAGTAAAATGGCAATAAAACTATCATCTGTATATAAATATCACGAAAAAACTCAAACAACAATTTTTAATTAATTTTTAGAATATTTTTTTAATAATTCATCCAGAAATGCTTCCATCTCTATTTCCATCTTTCTTTTTGAAAGATTTTGTTCATATGCTTCTATCTTTTCTTTACTCCAACCTGTAGTATCTAATTTTTCCATATTATAATTTATTTAAAAAAGTAAGGGATTAGGTTTTTGGATACAACTCACCTATTAGGGAAATTGTAAACTTCTCTTTCCAACACCATATTTCAGTAGTAACTAACAATACATCTAACAAGATTACTACCTATCTATTTTTTAACGAGTTTAGTTTCTGTGGTAAGAGTTTAAGGTGGACCTGTCGGTGTGTATTGAACTCTTTGGCTTCTAACCTCCGTAGTGTGGATTTCTAACCCAGAATATAGTTCTCGGTAAGTTCAGTATCCTCAATGGAACTTACAACATTTAGTATAAAGGACAGAACTATAGTGGGTTCTCTCTATCATACATTAATAAATATTACAAAAAAATCCAAACATCAATTTTCAGAAAAACTTTTTACAATTTAGAATCATTCTAAATTAGTCATAAAATTTGGAAATGTGAAATATTTGCCGTATACTAGTATAGTAATTGATAAACAAACCTCAAATGAACAAAGTATTTTTTATCCTTTCAGTATGGTTCGTATTGTTCCCATTGAAAAATATTTTAAAAAAAGTTTTAAAATAATTTGGAAATGTGGATTTTTTGCCGTATACTAGTATAACAATTGATAAATGATATGAAAAACAACAAACCTCAAATCAACTATTATTTTATGGAGCGTTTACAACAACGCTTCAATAATGTAAACTTATCTGACATTGAAAACATTCTTTCAGAATCAGAACGATTCGTTCCTGAAGATGTTAATCGTAAGTTTATTCCGTATCCTACATTGATATCCAAACTGCGTAACATTAACTATTCAGATAGTGTTTACTATGTTAACAAAAAGCTCAATGCTATCTTTGTTACCATTAACGATGAGTATTTAGTTAACTGCCTTTACTTAGATGGTTCTTATGGATATTAATTCAATAGGTAAGTTTCAGATTCAACCCATAGGTGTTTCTCAAAAAGAGATTGATAGTAGAGATGAACTTAATGAAGTTACTATTCATAAACTTCGTAGTTCTGAGAACCTATCAGCATATTATGCGAATGGTGGTAAATCTTCACATACTGAAGAATCCCGCAAATATTGGTGGGGTGATAAAGTAATGGAATGTGAACATTGTTTCAATAAGGTATCTCGTATTGGTTATCAGAAAGACCACGGAGATAATTGTTCATTGAAGAACTTAGATAAAGAATCTTTATTAGATGATTGGAATAATCATATGAATCATACTGACATATGTTCTAAATATGGTATATCAGACCATGCTCTTAAACAATTAGTTAAGAACTTTCTTCCTAATAGAGTTAGACCATGTGATGTATTACATACTTGTCCACATTGTAATACCACTGCTACTAAGTCAAATATCTTTGGTTTCCACAATGATAATTGTAAGTTGAAGGATGGTAAGTATGAAGAATTAAGAACTGATATTATGGTTCATAAATTCAATAAGAGACAAGTTAGAGAGAAGTATGGATTAGCAGGTGATACCATCTATAAGTTTAAGAAGAGATTTGAGAATGAACGAATAGATAGAATTAATCAAGTCAGAAGAGAGAACGCATTGAAGGCATCTAAACAACTTATGGAATCAGGTATGTGGTATGAATACACCCGTAAACCTATTAAGTGTGAACATTGCCATACAACAGTTGGAAGAAGTAATTATATTCAACATCATGGAGATATGTGTGTGTTTAGTGTAATCAATATTGAAGATGTTCGTAATGATTTAATTAATGGGATGACCATTGATGAACTTAGTAAGAAGTATAAAGTTGGTTCGTTTACTATTGCAAAGGTTAAGAAGGGTGGATATGGTGATGGTAAGTATTTACCAATTAAGGTAGATGCTCGTAGAACTAAGAGAGTTTGTCCACATTGTAATACAACGACTAATAATAGGGGTAAGGGATACCACTTTAATAATTGTTCATTGAAGGATGGTAAGTTAGAGAAGATACAACAACATCTTCGTAAAGGTTATTCAGTTACCAAAACTGCAGCAAGATTTGGAGTTGGTAAGCATATAGTGTATGGAGTTAGGGATAATGTGTATGGTAAGTAGCTTATTTAGACTCATTCTAAATTTCATTTTAGATTTGGATATGTGGATTTTTTGCCGTATACTAGTATAGTGATTGAAAGAGTAATTAAAAATTTGTTTAACTTAATACATTAACTATGTATCATTCCAATCCAATTGTTTCCGATGTTATCGGTCAATTTCGTTCCATTGAGTTGTTAACTCAATCGTTCGCTGATTCTTCTGAGTCTTTTGAGACCAGAGGTTTGTTAATTAGTGGTGATGCTGGTATGGGTAAGACCCATGCAGTTGCTAGAGGATTATCCTCTGCTAACCCTAAGAAGGTTGTTCCCATTCAAGCTTCATCCGTAAGTGCTGCACGATTTTATGCAGAACTTTATGAGTGTAGAGAACCAGGTAGTGTTCTCGTTATTGATGATGTGGATATTATCCATAAGAGTCAAGCTGAGTTATCTCAATTCTTAGATTTGATTAAGGGTGCAACTGAGATGACTTCTGGTCCACGTCAGCTTCAATGGTTAAGAACTACGAAGAACACTTTCTTAGCATCTCATAATATCCCCGATTCCTTTGATTTCCAAGGTTCTCTCATTTGGATTACCAATGATACCTTTGAGGAGATTGCTAAGAAGGCTAAGGGTCATTGGCACGCTATCAAGTCCCGATTCCTTACCAAGCAGTTTCACCTTGAACATTATGAGAAGGTTCAATACACACTATACCTTATTACTGAACAAGGTATGTTAGGTGAGAATTGTAATGTTAATGGTGGTGGGTTTTCTGAAGATATCATTAACACCACAACTAAGTATATTCAGAAGAATTGGAAGAAGTTTGAGGATATGACACCTCGTAACGCTCTTCAAATAGCATCTATTATGAATAGGTTTGAAGATTGGGAGACATTTGTTGAATCTCAGATGTTGATTAAGGAGTAATGAGTATAGATAGTAAGCAGTTTAGTGCTAAGATTCAACCGAAGGGAGTTTCGGAAGAAGAACTACGCAGTAGAGAAGACCTTAACGAACTTACGATTCAGAAGCTCCTTACTTCTGAAACATCTTCTAAAGGTGGTAAGGTAGGTGGTAAGAAGCAATACGAAGAAGGTATTGGTATGTTTGCTCGTAGTAAGGAACAACGATTGAAGGATTCTTCTAAAGCCGGTAAGATTGGTGGTAAGAAGAATGTAGATTCAGGTCATATTGCTAAGTTGAATGCAACACCCCAAACCTGTCCAACCTGCGGACGAGTAGTTAAGGGATACGCAGGTTTTCATAATCATAGTAAGGCATGTGCTAAGAAGAAGAACAATGGATAAGATTTTTGACACCTCAATCAACACTTTAATTTCTAAGGATACAATGTTATCCGAACTATATTCTCATAGTGTATCACATTTTGCTTATGTGATTCCTAATGTGATGTTAACACTACCCAATCCAGACCCAACTTCATTTCCGAAGTTTGCTGAAGATTCTTTGAAGGAGATTCTATTTGATGAGTGTGTGGATTTTCTTCAGATTATTACAGGTGATTCCTCTTCAATTGATAACCATCCTACATTGAAGGAACTTATTCAGAAGAGAGTTAACACCAATGTTACTAAGTCCATTTACTCTACTCATAAGAAGATGGATGGTGTTCCTTGGGCTCGTTGGGTATGGCAGGATAAGTTGGTTAGTAAGATATCAGAAGATGTAGTGAAGATTTACATCATAGGTTTAGTTCACACTAATCAATTTCAATTATAATTTTTTTAATTATAATTTGGATAATTCAATTTTTTTTCGTATATTAGCGCAGTAATAATTAATAACACTTTTACAAATGGCAAATTTAAATGAAGAATCACTTCTTTCTTATTTGAAGGAAGAACTTTTAAAGACTCAATCTCAATATCTAACTGAGGTTGAAGTTAAGGATTATTGGGTAGATGGAAAGTATCGTAAAGATTTCGGTATGAATATCACCGATGAACAGGTTGATTTTTTTATCACTAATTGTGATAATCGTATGAAACCTTTGATGTTCCGTATAAAGTGGTTGGAAGGTCAGATTGAGGAGATTACCATGCTTAACATTTTTAAATTGAGAGATGAGTAACGATACCCAATCACAAATTATACGTCAATCTTCACTCAAAGCAGCAGTAGAGTGGGTTAACGGACAAGATAGAAAGTATACACTTTCTGAACTCATTGGAATTACAATGGGATTTGAAGAGTATTGTAAGTATGGTTCTTTTGAAACCATTCAGAAAGTAGATAGAAAGTTACAACAATAGTTTTATTTACCATTTTTCTATTGTTCGGAGGAGGAGAACAACCTTTATTTCGTTTTTCAATTAGTTACAATCGTTCTCCCCTCCACCTTATAAGGTAAGTAAACCGCCTAAGAGTTTACCATTTATTTGAGTTGTTGTGGGATTGGGGAAGTTTTACTTCCCCTTTTCTTTTTCCATAATGTCTATCTTAACTCTCAATGCTGCTAATTGAGTAGATAATTCCAATATGGTCTTTCGCATTTCCTCTTTTTCTTTTGAGGATTCTGCTAATAGGAATTCTAACTTATCAATACGATTTTTACATTCGTATTTGTAATCCATCTCTTCAGTTCTTTTGGACTCGTATCTCTTTTCATAGAATCTCCAAGCTCCAGCCGAACCCAATACCGTTACTAATGTAATAAAGACAGTGTAGATATTTTCCATAGCTTACTCTGAAATAGGAACACAATTAGGAACTTCTCTGCCATCCAACATCTTTGTTCCAATTGCTTCATATCCTTCCCAACAAGCATCTTCTAATCCTTCTGCAAAAAGGTAAATACCTTCATACTTTTTCGCTTGTGATAGTTTAGAGGCAATCTTACTCTGCGTAGACATATTCTCTCTAAATTTAGAGTAGCAAATCGCAACCGCTTGTTCTTGCGGGTATTCACCACCAATTGCTTCCATGCATCTTCCGATGTAATCATCTTCTCTTTCTCCTGATTTCTTTTCTGGTATTGGCATTGTTAAATAATATTATAGGTTGTTCCGTTGTATTCCACCTTTTCAATTCTTCCAATTGGGAATACTCTAAATCCACTTCTACTTACATCAAATAAGATAACATATCCGTTAGACGTGCCTGAGAATCCATCTACCCAATATCTTCTACCATTCATAGCTTTACCACCTGGTCCAAATACGGAATAAACTTCTTCTCCTCTTAAAGTTCTACGAGGATGGTCAGGTGTTCTACCTTCAGTCTGTCCCCATATCTTCATAATCTCATATTGATTATCATAGAACAATTGTTTCAGTCCATTGCGTGAAATCTTTTCTCCTTCAAATCTTTGGAGTTTCTTGCTTACTGATTTGTTCCAACCAAACATCATACTAATGCAGGTGAGATTGAACCCGATGCTTCACCAGGGTATGTTGAATCAACTGATGGTTCTGATAATTCTACATCAGGCATCAATAATTTGTGAATTGTATTCAATAATGCTTTTGCTTCTTCTTCGTTCAATTCACCAATATCTTTAAGGAGAACTTCTTCACTCATATTATATTGAGCCCAAGCTTCCATTAACATAGCAGATTGTAATCTTTCAGGTGTGGTTTGTTCCGCATGCTCAAAAAGCCCTTCTATACTGACTGCTCTTAATTTTCCACTTCTAAACTGCTCTCTCAATTTTTCATTGTCAATTTTGAAAGTTCCAATCCACGAACCAACTGGGACATTAAGATTATACATCTTAGATTTATCTGCGTTGTGTGATTCTTTAATCCAGCTCTCAATAAGGGTTACTCCATTTACTTTTTCAGAGTGTTCTACATTCACATTAGCTTGGTATTTTCTTTCCAAATACATTTGTGATAATCTCTTAATTGTAGGTGCAGTAAAAAATACTTCATAAGGAACTCCCTCACCATCTACTCTCAAAATCTTTTTATCAGGGATAAGGATAGGTGCCATGAACAATCCTTCCTCATTCATCTCTGCAAAGTGAACTTCTTCCTTATCAAAGAAAACACCAAATGCCTCAATTGCAGGATTTTCTACGAGAGATATTCTGAATACCTCATCCGTTTTTTCATCCTCAATTATTAACTCATATAATCTCATATTCTTTTAACAATTTTATTCGGTTTTATCCAAAGGATGCTGCCGTATTTGTTCGTCTATCCAAAGCTTGTTGTGATGATACATCTTGCGAAACCACATATGCACGAATTGGTCTGCTCATTGCTCCACTAATAGTTTGTGCAATTTGTGAAGATGGGTCAGTTGGTCTACCACCTAAAATAGTAGGTGCTGATGTAGATGGAACTGGAGGAGTTGGGATAGATACTCCACCTGGCGAAGGTGCTGAACCTCCACCACCTGGCACCTGTGCCGAATTGATTTGTGCAATTCCCTTAGCTGCTCCAGCCACAATACCAGCGATTGAAAGTCCTGCTGCAATCTTTTGTTGTGCTATCACTCTTGCCAAATTAGCCGTAGCAAGAACGGATGTTACAGGGTTTGCAATAAATGGTGCAGCTGCTGCAGATGCTGCTGATATAGCTCTAGCGGTATCAATTACAACCTTAGCGATGTTAGCACCCTGCTCAATTACTAAACCAGCTATAGCCAACTTTTTATTCTTACCTGCAATCGTTCCTAATATAGTTCCAACTGATTGGATGTTTGCTACCTGTTGGTCTTGAATAAATGCAATAGCATCAGCTTTGAATTGTTCTGATTCTAAGATGAACTTATCGTATTCCTCTTTTTGTTTCTTTTGTTCTTCGTAGTATTTCTTATCAGCTTCTTCTTGCTTCTTTCTAGCTTCCTCTTGTCTCTTTAATTCTTCATCATCGTATTTCTTATTGATTTCCAATTGGTCCATACGATACTCCTCTTCAAATGCTGTCAAATCTTCAACACCTGCTGCTTTCAATGCCGCAAGTTCTTCTTGAAAACGGAGTTCTCTTTCTTTGATTTCTCTATCTCTTGCTGATAGTAATGAAAGTTGTGATTCTAATAGGATTTTTTGTGCAGTTTCTTGTCTTCTTCTTTCTTCTTCTGCTGCCTTTTCTTCTTCTTGCTTTTTCTTTTCAGCTGCTGCTTTTCTAGCATCTGCTCTTTTCTTCTGCTCTTCTTCCTGCTTTTTAGTTT